ATACGGACCAGCCCCAGCGGAGCAGTACGCAAACGCCAACTAGGGAAGGGGCTGCAACTATTCATCGTGCGACCCGTCCCCCCAGAGTTCCGGGCCGTAGAACTACTCGGCTGGATAGACCACGACGAAGCATGGGAACTAGGGGAACCATCCAACTACGACCCCGAAGGAACACGGCTAATAGGCGAGGAGCATCTAAGCCCAGTCTTCATCATCCACTGATGGCAGGCTGTAATGAGGTACAATGTAATATGTGGTGCAGAAAAGAGAGTTCCCCACAGACCCCGAAGAATGGAGCCACACCCCCGCAGGCTCCCGGGCTAGGCACACACCGCCCACTCACCGAAATAGAAGCACTCCTCCAACTAGCACCCCACCAAGACTCCCAAGTCCCAGCGTTAGAGACTACAGCCGCCTTACGTGAGGCCATAGCCGACGCCATCGACACCCTCCCCGAAGACGACGAATGGATCTTCAACGCCCTGTGCGTAGCAGGACTGTCGCTACGGTTCACCGGACGAGTCCTCGGCATACCCAAAACGACACTGGCCCGCAGACGCGACGCTATACGCCGCCGACTAATGGCAGAACTAACACAACACCAGTTTGTCAGAGACTGGCTAACCGACGGGCTACGGCTCTAACGTCTGCATACACTGGCGCAGCATCCCCATAAGGGACCCCACCCACACAGCGAACGCCTCCTGCGCCTCGTCTACACCATCCATCCCAGCGTAAAACGCTGCCAACAGATGCTCAGCCTCCTCAGGGTCGAAGACCAGAAGCATACCCAACAGGCCATCCGGCGACCACTTGGCGTGGATACCGTCGTCCATGTCGAACAAATGGGCAGTCTCCTGAAGTTCATCGTACACTTCCTTCTCCACGTACGAATGCTCCTCAGTGAAAGCCAACCACTTGGCCTCAAGGTCCTCCACAGCCACTATCCGGCGACCCGATCCTTAGCATAGGTCTTGATGACACTGAGCGCCGCAGCAATCCCGGCAACCGCCGCCGACTTTGCTGACGCCAGATCAGACACCACGAATACTGCTAGAAACGCTTGGGCAAACGTCCACGCTGCCCGCTCAAACATGTTGCTCACTTCTTCTTCCCCTTGTTAGACCCCTTGGCATAGTCGTGGGCAATGGCAGCCGCCTGATCGCGAGGATAACCCTCACCGATCAGGGTGCCAATGTTCCGCGCTATAGCGTTCTGGCTTCTACCACGCTTCAACGGCACGATCAGTACCGTGGACGACGCGGCTTCTTCTTCCCGGCCACCTCAGTCACGCAACGCGCGACGGGCAGCACTACGAGACTGCGAACCGATATGACCCGGCCCGCTTCCCCGCTTCGCCGAAGCAACCAGAACCTGACCGGCACTCACCTGCCGTGGCTTTGATCCATCCCTCACAGCAACCTACTTTCCGAACGGGCGACCGCCGAAAGCGGCGTTGCCCAGATTGGTGTTCCGAAGATACGACGCAGCCCTCTTGGCCTTCTGCGACATATCCCACATGTTGAACGACGACGTGGAATCGTACGGCTGCTCATTCTGCGAACCGAACGTGTCCTCAAACGTCCCGTACCCTTCACCCTTAGGCATAATGTTTCCTCACTGTAGGAACAGAGCGCCGAACGTGTCACCGTTCACCACCCCGTTCACCTTCAGGAATCCCTGCGACCCCTGAAACTCTTTCACCGCCTTAGCGGTCTTCCTCCCGAACAGGCCATCAACCGGCCCCGGATCAAACCCCCGGCCACGCAAACGGTCCTGCACCAGACGCACCGGCAAACCCCGGCTCCGCGCCCACCGCGACAAAGGCCGCTCGTCCACCTCGGCACGCACATCCCGAAAATATTGGATGATGGCATCCCAATCGACATTCTGCGGAGGGTCCACAGAACCCATACCGCCCTCCACCCAGTCCCCCAACCAGTCGCCGGGGCACGTAGTCGAACTCTTAGACCGGTGCGTAGACACCTCCAGCCCCTGCCGGAAATGCGTCTCAGCCTCAGCGATCAGCGTCTTGATCGCTCCAAGAACATTCGCATGAGGCTGCTTATACCCCCACCCCGTATAGCAGACGGAGATGGACTTGGCGTTCCACCCCTTGGTGGCACCGCCGCGTGCTTCCCATCCTCGTCCCTCAAAGATCGTCCCCGTTTCATCCACAAGCCAGTTGTACGCAATCCCATCCCACCCCTTGGACAGATGATGCCTCTCAAACGCCTGAACAGCAGCGACACCAGTCGGGCCGCCCTCCACCCCAGAATGGTGAACGACTACAGCCCGCACACGGTTGGGTGACAGCCGCACGAAGCGGCCCTTCGGTGGAGGTGTGGCGTTCCACTGGGTTCGGGTAAGGAAGTGCATACTTACAGCCTACTGTGTCCCGTCATCGCTCTCGGCTAACGATGTCCATGTAATCCTGACGCTCCGTCATAGCCTCATACTTTTGGCTGGTCAACCAGTTGGCTTGCACGTGCGGGGTGTTGAACTGTGCCGACATGCCGAAGACCGTACTCAGCACCGACCGGGTAAGGTTCCGCTGATACTTCGGTTCGTTCGGGAACAGCCGACGTATCACCCCCAACGAAGGCAACGTGTTCGTAATCATATAGATGTGATGGTCGCGCATCTTCCAGTCACCCGACGGTGCCCGCTTCGCCCAACCACCCGACTCCAACACCTCCATCAGAAACGGCACCTTTGAGATGGCAGCCGGGGTCGTCTGATAGCGGCCCCTGAACGGGATGCCGCTGAACAACTTGTCCTTGAAAGCAACCTCAATAGGGGTCTTCAAGATCGGTGACGCACCACCCAACAGATGACGCAGGGCACCCCCCGTCCCCTCCTTGACACCGCCAGCGAACGGGTCGTACCTCGCCAAGTCTTGGAACGGAATATCAGGCGCCGAATACACAGTCCCACCCTTGGCGGAGAACGGCAACCTGACACCGAACGGCTCCAAGAAATAGTCAGGAACCACACCCTCCTCGTCGGTGCCCAACTCCAGATTCCGCTTCGCCGACAGCAACTTGTTGTACTTCGACGGGTTCGCCCCCAACTGCTTCAACTGGTACGGCACATTCTTCCGCGTCCACGTATAGAACGGGAAGATGGACTTCATCCACCTGCGCTCAAACTGTGTCAACTCGTCGTAGTCGAACTGTGTCTTGGCGATCCGGGCCAACGCATCATCCGTGGTGCCACCCCACCGCATCGTGTCCATGCCCACACCCAGACGTACAATGTCTTCGATCCAACTGTTCAACGAACGGATGCTCTGATAGGGGGCGAACCGTGGCGACCACGGCTTGAACGACACCGAATACTGTTTGCCGCCCTTGCGGCCACCAATCAGCATCTCCAAGTTGCGGGCGTTACGCAACCCGATCTGCAACTCCACAGCGTCGATGGCCTGACCGCCGCCCCGCACCCCGACCTCCAACAACTTCACATACCGGTCCATCAACGCATCGTCGCTGTCCTTGGCGAGAGCGCGTGCCGCCTCCACGAACGACACCTGATTGTCGTGCGAGTAACGGGCCACCCTTGTCGTCATCTGCGCCGACCGGAAAATCTCGTTCACGTTCACACCATCCAACCATGCGTTGAAGAACGCACCGTAGATGTTGCGGTTGAGGAACCCCGGCGTGGCAATCATCGCTGCCTTCAGATACGTCTGGACCTTGTTCCACCCCTTCCACAGCGTCCCCCACTCCTCATGGTCGTTTACGCGGGCGAACGCATCAATAACATCCATCATCTGTGTGTCCAACGCCACGTCGCCGCTCATCAGACGCCACGGACCCCACTCTGCGTGGGCGAACATGTCCTTCAGCGCCTTCTGTGCGATGGCCTGCTCGTTCTTGTTCAACGAGAACAGGGTGCCCTCTGTGGCTTCGTCCACTGGTATGCGGCGTGGGCCTCCACCGGCCAACGCTTCGGCTGCTTCGTCGGGGAACCTGCCGCCGACACCCTGCGCCCTACGTCCCAGCGATTCCAAGGTTTCTGTCAGGGCGTCCTGCACGTCGCGGGCTGGGACCTGTGCCGCACCCTTGACCGCCTGCTCCGTGATCGCCACGGTACCCAAGCCCTCATCGGCCAGACCCTCGGTCACCAACCGGTCGTACTCGGCGCGCTGCTCACCCGTAGCCCTTGACATGTAATCAGCCATGTCGGCCAAGTCACGGTCAACGGCTTCCACTTCCATTTCCGCTATATGCCTGAGTTTGGCATCAGCCCCCGTCAGGTCCGCCTCGCGGGCACCCTTTGCCCGACCGATCTCATCCAACTTCTTCTGACGGCGAGCCGCCACCCGGTTACGTTCCTTGACCAACTCCTCACCGAACTTGATACGGGCAACAACCTCATCAAACTCGTAGTCCCCCCAGCCACGCGACCCACGGTCAGCCGTCCGAACCTTCGGGAACGCCGTCCACTCCCCCGACTCCAACTGGCGTCCCGCCAACAGAATGT